AGAGCAAAAGAAATTGTAAGACGATCAATGAGAGATGGTGAATCTTTTCTAAGATATTTTGAAGGTGAAAAAAAAGAGATGCTGAAAGTCAGGTTCATGAATCCCTCTCTTGTAGCTGATCCTGAAAAAAGGCTTGAAGAAATAGAAGCTAAAGTTAGTGATGGAATTTTAACCGACCCGGATGATATTGAAGAAGTTATTGGATATTATTATAAAAATAATTATATAGAAGCTGAAGAAGTGCAGCATATCAAGATCCTAGTTGACAGTGATGTCCTCCGAGGCCGATCTTATTATGAGCCATTATTGCAGAGCCTGGCTATGTATAAAAAATGGCTAACTGATAGAATGAAGTTGAATGAAACTCGTGGTACTGTTGCTCTTGTTAAAAATGTAAAGGGCAGTCCAACTAATGCTGCAAATGTGGCAACTAAATATGATACATCCAGAAAAACTAATGGTGATGGGACTCCAATGGCAAGGGCTCCAAAAAATGTATCAGTATTCACTACGAATGGAAATGTATCATATGAAATGTTATCCCCTAACCTACAGGCTTCAGATGTTCAGCATGATGGTAGAGCATTGTTATTGAATATAGCTGCTGGGTCTGGACTCCCTGAATTTATGGTTTCCAGTGATGCTAGTAATAGTAGTTATGCCTCAACAGTTACTGCAGAGGGTCCGGCTGTTATGGAGTTTGAAGATTGGCAGGATTTTTTTGGTGAAGCATACAAGGTTATGTTTGAGCGAGTTATCGAAGACGGGATTAATAAAGGTAAAATTCCCAAAATGGAAACATATATTGAAAGAGAAATACAACCTGATAAATCAATTAAAGAGGTTAAAATAACAGAGCCTACATCTAAAGAATGTAGTATTACATTCCCGGATCTTGTTGCTAGAGATATTGAAAAAGAAACTAAAGCATATATTCTTCAAAATAATGCAGGCTGGATGTCTAATACCACTGCTCAGGGTCGGCTTGATCTTGATCATGAACAGGAAATGGATCTAATGGCAAAAGAAGCAGAAGAGGATCCAGAAGATGAATTTAAAAAAGATGAAGAGGATCTGGAAATTGAGAAGCAGAAAAAAGCAATGGCTGATGAGGAAGAAGAATAGTGTGCATAAAAAAAAATACATCTATGACCCCGTTGAAGATTACAGTGATTGGACAGGACCATATTAAATGAGTTATATAGATGATATAAATAAAGCAATTATAAAAAGTCAGGCAGCTAAAAACAGGGCTCTTACAGCAGAGCTAAGAAAATATCGTATTGAATACCAGCGTACCACTAAAAGAATCCAAAATCTAATATTGGTATATGATGAGAAAAAAACTAATAACCTGGGAGTATTATTCAAATCAATAGAAAAAGAGATGTTGGTTTTAAGTAATAAGCTGACAAGATCAGCCACAAGTTTAATTGGTAAAAGTGTTCGCAAATCCTTGATTGATACAAAAGCAAGTATATCCATGTTCAGGGGTGCTTTGAAATCTGGTGCTTCAATAGGAATGAAAGCTGAGGTATTCGATAAGGTATGGAGACGGGCTTTAGGAAAGATGATAAAGGGAACCAGAGGTGTAAGTCTGTCAACTAATATATGGGATTTACACCAAATCTCATATAAAGAAATCAGACGAATGATTGCGAAAGGATATGTGGAAGGATTATATCCCGGTGAAATAATGAATAATATTCGGGGCTTTCTTTATCTTCCGGATGCAGATATGCGAACAACTAAATGGAAAAAGTTTTACAAAGAATTTCCTCCAGGCCGTGGACGTTATAAATCTGCATACAAAAACATGGATAGGTTAATCAGGACAGAGGTGACAACAGCATACAGAACAGCAACAGCAGAATATGCAAGTAAAAAATCCTGGGTGAAAGGTATTCAATGGCATCGGTCTGCAGGACATGGAGAATGTGTAACCGGAGAATGTGATGCCTACCAAGAAAATGATGAATATGGATTGGGGGCTGGAGTATATCCACCAAGTGCGGTTCCAATTTCTCACCCAAATTGCCAATGTTATATTACAATCGTAGCTCGTGAAGAGGCTTTGGTTGTTGACAATATAAAATAGTAGGAATAAATTAAGAACAGGAGAAAGGGAAATGGCTAAATCAGATGCAGGAACAAGTCCAAACACAGAAGAGAAAAAAGTAAAAGGGATATCACAACCTGAAATTACTATCATCGAAGAGAAGTTGAGCAGAGGGTCTGGCATACTTCCAGTGGAAATTGCAGGTTCATTATCAATTAGATTTGATAAATATCTGGATGAAATAAATAAAGTAAGATCACAGCTTGCTTATGTGGAAACTACTATTCCTGGAAAGACAAATGATGTCAAAAAGCAGCGGGTAGAAAAAAATGCCGATATAAATAATAAGCTTGCAGAAATAAAAGAAAAGAGGCAGGCAGCTATTAGTAAATGGCATAAAAAAGTGATTGAGTACATTATTGAAACATATGGAAAACCCGTAATAGAAAACGGTGTCACTATTGCTTATGGAGATCGGATTGAGGTTATGAAGAATAAACATTTGAAGAAATTCTGGTAAAATGGACAGGGCAACAGCAAATGCTTTTTATGCCCTTCAACTTAGTGCAGAAGTTGAGCGAATTTTAGAACAGGATGCCAGTAATAATAACTGGGCTTTAGTAAACAAATTACAACTACCACCTCAAAGCTTTCTATGGATTGAAGATAAAGAAGATCGAAGAAAATGGCATCTTCCATACCGTGAAGGGTCTGGAGGGATTGATCCCAATACTAAGATGTATCGAAAAGCCGGAGCAGTAAATCTGAATGCACTCAGAGCTATTGATCAGGCTATGGGTGGATCAAAGGCAAGAATGCCTTCTATAATTCCTAAAGAAATTAAAAGCAAAATTATCAAGCTACTCAAAGAGTTCAATATTGGTAAATACAGCGAAAGCAGAAAGGATACAGAAATGAAAGCTATGCAAATTTCAGAATCAACAATATCGGGACAATTTAAAGAAGGTAAATTTGATAAAGAGAATCGAACTATTGCAGGAGTTATTATTTTAAATTCTACATCTGCTAATAGATATTTCCCTGGAAGTAAAGGGACCCGGTTTTCAGAATCTTTTCTACAAGCAGTTGCTGCCAATATAGACGGTAAAAAAGTTTATATGAATCATGTCAGTATGGAAGAACTTGATAAACATCATGGGGTGCGTGATGTAAAAGATATAATTGGATTTTATGAAAATGGCAGAATGGAAAATGGAGTTCCCAGAGCCGATATAAAGTATTTACCTCATCAGGCTCCTATTGTAGAATCGTTAGTTGGTGAAATGGCAGACAAGATAGGTCTGTCAATCGTAGCGAATGGAGAAATGAGTTATGATAAAGAAACGGGAATTGCTGAAGCGTATTCTCTCAAGACTCTGCATAGTGCGGATCTTGTCACAGAACCAGGTTCAACTAATAATATGTTTGAATCTGAAAATCCTAATAATGATGATAAAGAGGAAAGTATGGATTTAAAAGATCTCACATTGAATGAACTCTTTGAGAGTCGGTCTGATCTGGTAGAGGCTATTGAAAAGAAAGTTCAGGACAAACTATCAAGCAAAGAAGAAGTTGCTGATTGGAAAAAACAGATTGCTGAATTGACCGAAGGTAATAAAACTCTGAAACTGAAAGTTGATGAGTTTGAAGTCATTGAAGCTGCTGCAAAAAAGAAAGAGACTGTTGATGAACTTTTGAAAGAAAGTAAAATTGACGAGGCTCTTGTAACTCCTATATTTAGGGAAACACTTTCTGAATCAAAAGATGAAGCAGCTATGAAGGCACTCATTGAAGACAGAAAAACTTTGACAAAACCAGCAAAGAAAAAAGGTGTAACTGATATGGGCGACCATAAAGACATTGATGAGTCTGGTGAAGAGACCCTAAGTGATGAAGATTTTGATAAAGCAGTTATCGAAGCTGCAAACGGACGGGGGTAAGTCATGGCTAATAAATACCGATATAGAAGAGGACCACAGATCTCCAGAAAAGTTAAAAAAACTGGGACAGTGGCAATTGAACAGGGTGACATGCTGAAAATAATCTGGGGAAC